CCCGATCAGGTACAGATACACCCGGCCCGCTGCCGTATTCGAGTCTATACGTCCAGAATGCATGTTCCACCTCCTTCTTGTGGATACCTACTTCGCCGAGGCGGTTACAGGTTCCTTGACGCCGTTACCGACCATCTCCCACGGGTCAATGATATGCGTATGCCCCAACCGGTCCTGTACATACGGCTGTGATGTCGGAAGGTTCTCCGCTTCTCTCCACACAAGCCACAGATGCGCCAGGAACAGTTTGATCATCTTGCGCAAGGCCATCGCGTGGATGTGACCCTCGGAGATGAATTGATCGCTCTCCGCTTTGCGCTTCTTCCCATCCGGCCCTTTTACTACCGGCAGTTGAGCCGCGGGGACGATCTTCTGGCCCCTCTGGCGCGCTCTCTCCTCGTACTTCTCCTTCTCTTGCAGGTAGTACTCATAATACGGGCCCTTCGCCTTCATCAGGGAGCCCCCGAGCCGCCAGCACATCGTGCGCAGCTTGGAGCAGTACGGGAGCTTGTCGCCCTTGCGACGCTTCGGAGCCTCGCCGTCAATGACCCCATAGCCTGCGAACTGCCACAGGCTTGACACGTGTTCGCAGCGCGTGATGTCAATCAGGCCCACTACCTTTGCAATGTTCTCTGTACCGACCCCCTTGACTTGAGAGAACCAGTGATACGCAGGATGCTCCTCAATAAGTGTGGCGACATCCCTGTCCAGCATCTTCTCCATCCCGACTAGCATCCCCCACACCCGGTTGGTCTGAGGGTCTACCTCTCCGTTGCGGAGAAGGTGCGATTGCCGCACTTGACATGAGACGCGCATCTTCTCGACGCGCATCATCACGTCAACCAACCACGACAATGCCGCTCCGGTTGCCAACTTGTCCACCTGCTCCTCGTCCACGCTCTCGACTTCTTCTTCGTACTTCATGATGCCTCCTGTACTGCAGAGATTCGCTCGCTGCTATTGGGTTGCTCCGAACTTGTGGCTCGCTCACGCTCTTTGGGTTGCTCCGATCCTGTGGCTCGCTCGCGGATGCTTGGTTCCTCCCACGTTTTGGCTCGCTCACCGGGACTGGGTTCCTCCCATGTTTTGGCTCGCTCACCTGGCCTGGGTTGCTCCCCGCCACTGGCTCGCTCGTTCCCACTGGGTTGCTCGTTGCGCGTGGCTCGCTCCCCCACAATGGGTTGCTCGGTTGCAGTGGCTCGCTCTGGCAGCCTGGGTTGCTCGCGCACTATGGCTCGCTCTGAGGTGCTGGGTTGCTCGGCACCGATGGCTCGCTCGTTCCCGCTGGGTTGCTCTCGCAGCCTGGCTCGCTCACTTTCCCTGGGTTGCTCTCGCCCCGTGGCTCGCTCGTTCAGACTGGGTTGCTCGCGTACGATGGCTCGCTCATTGTCGGTGGGTTCCTCACACGCTGTGGCTCGCTCGTCGTAGATGGGTTGCTCACGGAACATGGCTCGCTCTATAGTCGTGGGTTGCTTCGCTGCTGTGGCTCGCTCGCGGCTATTGGGTTGCTCTTCCATTCTGGCTCGCTCGTGCCGCCTGGGTTGCTCCTGCACAATGGCTCGCTCCCCCTCAATGGGTTGCTCGCGTACGATGGCTCGCTCGGTTCCCGCGGATTGCTTCCAGGCGTTGGCTCGCTCGTTCCCACTGGGTTGCTCGTNNTGCGGGGCAGCCCCGGCCAGCCGTGCCCCGCTGCGTTAGGGTTACGTTCCTCGGAAGGTTATCCCTTCCCTCTTGGCATAGTATATGGCCGGGGCATCGTCCTCTGTCCCGCGTCCCTCTCGCACGCGGGACCTGCACATCTGCTAGGTAGCGGGCATCTCCTATCTGGGCTTGGTTTTGAGAGGGCCTAATAGCCGGAGCGGGTGTCACCCCGCTCCGGCTGCACGCGACTGAACGCCGGGAATCGAACCCGCGCCTCACTACGGCGAAGGAGGAGGGAAACACCGCAGCACCCAGGCTTCGGGCCTGGTCCGGCGCCGCACCACGCGGTTGCGTCAGTCGCAAGGGCGATGCGGCCGCATCGCCCATCGTTGTCACTAAGAAGGGTAGCATGATCCCAACTCACATACTATCAGATTCCAGTCTTCCAGAAGCGCCAGTGCTTCTCGCACGCGGTCCTCTGGTTCCATGCGGGATAGCAGTCTCACGATCTTCTCAGTTGACACGCCAGGCTCGTCTTCGATCAGGCGCAGGATCAACTTCGCTGTCTCTGGTCCCACGGCGTCCTCCCCTTTACCGAGCTTCGGCATCGCCGACCGTCGCGTAGTACAAGACCGCAAAGATCCCGAACACAAGCCCGGCTATTATCGCCAATGCACCGTTCCTGTGTTTCTGGGTGGCTAGATTATAGCACAACACCGACCACAGGATCCAACATGCGACTACTAGTGCCTCAACCATCGGCCACCTCCGACTCGCCGATCCGCTCGTACTGGCGCACCCAGTAGCGGCCCGCAGGCGTGACCCGCTCCTTGCGCTCGACCCACTTCCCGGTGATCAACCACTCCCCAACCCGCGCCCGCTGGCAGCCTTCTGGGACCTTGCTCTGCAACGTCTTGCCAAGCGTCTCGTATTCCCTGGCCGCCGCCGCTAGCGCAGCCCGGCGCTCAAGTAGCTCCTCAATCTCCGGATCGTTCATCCATTCCGTTGCATCCTTGCTCAGGATTGACGGCTGACAGATTGCAACAAAGTCACACTTGGCACAGTGATCTCCCTCTGTACGATCCGGGTAGGTCTGCCTGGCCAGGTGGCTATTCACCTCCTCCGCCTTGCGGACTAGCTCATTAGCGCGGTCCCAGTCCAAGGATACCCACAGGTCCTTGACCCTGGCCGCGGTCTTGTCCTTCAAGACGATGACGCCCATCGGCTGGCCGGTCAGCAATAGATAAACCTGCATCTGATCCGGCCACTTGCGGAGCCACAGCTGGCGGCTATTCACAAGGTCATCTACGGAATCTATGGCCTGGAAGGCCCAAGGCGAGCAGGTCTTGATCTCGCAAGGCACGCTGGCTTCTTCCGCTGGCCACCAATCGGGTCGCCGGTGGTAGCCGAGTGCGCCGTCAATGTGACCGGAGATCTGTGTCTCCGGCCAGTAGAATTCCTGCTGGGATTTCGTGAACTCGAACCCGGCATCCTCCAAGAGGCGCCGGACGGCGATTTCCTGATCGTGTCCCTCCCGGAAGACCTCCTGGAGAGAAACGTCAACCAGCGGCCTGCTCTCCGTGCGCAAGTAACACAGGTACCGCGTGCACGGATGACCCAGCTCGCTGGCACGGTTGCTCATGGCCGGGGAGCTCTTGCGCTCCCCGGCTATGTACTCACGTACGCTATTGCGGATCATCATTCTCCTTCTCGGCAAATCGAAGTACTTCCTCGTACAAAGCACCATCGCCGAACTCGCCGAACGCTCCTCCCTTCCTAGGAAGTTGCTGCAACCGTTCAATAAGCTGACTTGCCTCTGAACGAGACAAGTCCTTCGTGGAGCTGACACCGAACATGGCCTGAGCCATGCCTGTGACCTCATCATGGCTCAGACCGCGCTCCCGTGCCAGCATGTGTACGAAGCTCAATTGCCGTTCGCTGATGAGGCTTGGGATCTTCTGCTCGCTGGCCTTCTTGACTGGCGCTTGCGGTACGACCTCCTGGATGTGGTTGCCGTCGGCGATGTTCGCGTCATCGTCCTCCTGGGAGGCGATGTTCAGGATCGCCGAGATGGCGTACCGGCGCATGTACGACAGCGCCGAGCCAAATTCCTGATTCCCACCAGCACCAGTTAGGACGATCTGAACCTCAGACGATACCCACTGGCCAGACTGGTGCAGGAGCAACGTTTGCAGGATCGGGATACCGTTCCTGAGTGTGATTAGCTGGGTGATCGCCAATCCGTGATCCGCCAGCGGCTTGCGGACCGCCTCCAAGATCACGTCTAGCGTTGCATACCGGAACCGGTATGTTCCGCCGGTGCGAGTCATAACGTCTACCGTCCTGTTCTTCTCAATCGGACGGAATTCCGCCTGCGCCTGTGACAGCGCGCCGATCAACTCCCCCAGATTGTCCGATCGCATCTTCGTTTCGCTTTCCATCGCTCCCCCTTTGCAACTGCTCGAGTTCCTGCTGGATT